CTCTATGTTTTCCAATATATTCATTAGTTCTGTTAAACGACTACAAGGTATATCTTTAATTGTACCATCATCAGCTGTAAAGTGACCACAAGTTATTTGATGTAGTCTCATTAATTGAGTCATAACTGTAGCTGAAGATTGCATCTTACCATCGAGAAAAGCAATTGCTTCTTTTTTCATTTGCTTATATAATTTCTTTTGCGCGTCTGAAAGCTCAACATAATGCTTGACATAACCTTTAGCGGGTAGATCTAAACAATCTTGTTTTAAAACTCTTTCAGAAAATTTTTCTACTTTATCTGACAACTCACCTAAGTTTCTGTAACCTGTAATTATTTCTACTTGACGACCATTGACTTGTATTTTTCTAGTCTCAGCATGTCTTGCTTTAAATGTCCAAAACGATTCGTGACCTAACAACCACGGATCTAGAAACTGACATTGGGAATATAAATCTAATGGTGATTTAGTTACAGGAGAACCTGTCAGTATTCTTCTGTATTTACATAGCTCACGTAACGCAATAATATTTTTAGTTCTATTTGTTGTGTGTGTTTTGATTGTAGTTGCTTCATCAATTGCAATCATAGATTTTGGATGTGCAGATAAAAACTTATGTGCAAAACTTGGTCCATCACCAGATGAAAATGCTTCTACATTCATAATTAAAATTCTTAGATCAGCACCCGGTTCAAACAAACTATTTAATATTTTAGTTTGTTTTATAGATTTGTCTGATGTTTTCCATAACACAACTTTTTTATCTATGTGGTCTGGAAGGTGTGTAGGTATTTCTGAGTCATACCAATTCTTATACACACCTTTGGGAGCAATTAATAACAGACCATTTATTAGACCTTTATCATATAAAATAGCTGCGTTATCTAATAAAACTTTTGATTTACCTGTACCCATTTCCATG